TGACTTAAAATTAATGGGGCAATGTGCGGTACAAGTAATATATTCAAAAGACAGAAAGACAATTGCTCAAATAGAGCATTTACCTGTTGAAACTTTAAGAGCAGAAAAAGCAAATGACGATGGAGACGTTCCTGCATATTACTATTTCAAAGATTGGGTAAATATTAAAAGAAGCGATATACCTTTAAGAATACCTGCTTTTGGAATGTCAAAAGAGAACATAGAAATTTATTACATCAAACCATATAAGTCAGGATTTTATTACTATTCGCCTGTAGATTATCAGGGTGGATTACAGTATGCTCAACTTGAAGAGGAGGTAAGCAATTATCACTTAAATAATATCCTAAATGGTCTTGCACCAAGTATGTTGATTAATTTCAACAATGGTACTCCAAACCAAGAAGAAAGACAATTAATTGAAAAGAAAATTGCACAGAAGTTTTCAGGCTCAAGTAATGCAGGAAAATTCATACTTGCTTTTAATGACAATAAAGAATCACAAGCAGAAATAACACCTGTACAATTGAGTGATGCTCATAACCAATACCAATTTTTATCTGACGAATCACAATCAAAGATTCAAGTTGCTCATAGAGTTGTATCGCCTTTTTTATTAGGTATAAAAACAAGTACAGGATTTTCAAGTAATGCAGATGAAATTAAAACGTCATCACTATTGATGGACAACACTGTTATAAGACCTTTTCAGGAACTTTTAATAGATTCCTTTGATGAGTTATTAGCTTATAATAATATCGCCTTAAACCTCTACTTTACGACTTTACAACCATTAGAATTTACAGAAGTAGATAGAAAAATTCAAGACAAAGAAACGATTGAAGAGGAAACAGGTGTTGAAATGGAAAAACTGTCTTTACAAACAATAGATGGTCAACAGGCTTATAACACAAAAGAAGAAGCAGATGAAGCAGCAAAAGAGTTGGGTTGTTCAGGTTCTCACGAAATGGAAATTGAGGGCGAAATTTACTTTATGCCTTGTGAAAATCATACGGAACTTAAAGCACCTTGTTGGGATGGTTACGAGCAGATAGGAATGAAGACAAAAGATGGTAAACAAGTACCTAATTGCGTACCATTATCAAAAGAAAAATTATGTTGCTCAAGTGAATCTAATGAAGACGATGATAAAATTGCTGCTAAATTAATTGCTTTAGGCGAAGATATTGACGAAACTAAATGGGAAGCTATATTTGAACAAGACGTTGACTATCAGAAAGAGGAAAACATTGATGGAATTATCACAGATTTAAATAACCAAGAAAAAGATAAATTATCTACTTTAAATAAAATTGTAAATTTAGTAAGTACAGGAAGTGCTTACCCTAATAGTCCATCTTCACAAGATGAAAAAGTAGGAGAAAATTACTTTAAAGTACGCTACTATTATAGTCCACGAAAAGTAGGCGATAATGCTCGTACATTTTGTAGAGCAATGAAACAGGCTAATAAATTATATCGTAAAAAAGATATAATACGAATGGGTACTGAACCTGTAAACAAAGGATGGGGACCTAAAGGAAATTCTGACACATATTCGATATGGTTATACAAGGGCGGAGGTAATTGCCATCATTCGTGGAGACGAGTTACATACAAGAGTAAATTGGCAAAAACAAGTACTAAAAATGCACAAGATATTATTGGTACAAGACAGGCTGCTATTTTAGGATATAGAGTTACGAATCCTTACCAAGTTTCTATTCAACCAAGAAATTTACCGAATAAAGGATTTTTACCTAATAACCCACAAGGATTTTAAAAGATAAAATTATGGCAACAGTATTATTTATCAATAGAACAGATTTAGTTCGAAACTCAATAATTGATGGCAACGTAGACACAGATAAATATATTCAGTTTATAAAACTTGCTCAAGAAATTCACATACAGAATTATTTGGGTACAAAAATGTATGAAGCCTTAACTGCCGCTTTAGTTGACGGAATAGATAAACCTGCAAACGCAAGATGGAAACTTTTACTTGACGATTACATTGTATCAATGCTAATTTGGTTTTCGCAAGTGGATTACATACCATTTGCTAGTTATCAAATAAAAAATGGCGGAATGTTTAAACATCGTTCTGAAAATGCAGACTCAGTTAGCAAAGAAGAGGTTGACTATTTAGTCGAAAAAGCAAGAACAAACGCAGAATGGTATTCAAGACGATTTATTGACTTTATGGGTTTTAACCAAACTACATATCCTGAATATACAAATAACATTAATGATGATATTTACCCAAGTAGTGATGCAACTTTTAATGGTTGGGTACTATGATTTATAAAGCAAAAGAGAAAAATGTTAAGAAACTTAAAACTTTCTTAAAAAAATCTGAAAACAATAAAACAAAAAAATTAAAGAATGGCAACTCTATTTAATACTAAAATATCTGCTACTTACGAGGGCTTATTAAAAACTATTGACAACGCAGCAATATCTGCAACGTTAAGGGAACTTACAGATGGTTCAGGAAATCAATCAGGACTTTTTTTAAACACCGCAGGAGACTTTAAGGTTACAAGTTTATTAGAATGGGGTTCTTTAAAAGATACAGGTACAGGGGTTACGATTACACAATTTGTAACTGCTGCAAATGGAATAGAAAATTTTAATAATGATACAACACTACCGACAAGTGCTGCGGTAAAATTATACGTAGATACTAAATTTGCTACATCAGATACTTTACAGGAAGTTTTATCTTTTGGAAACACTACAAGTGGAAACGATATTGCAGTAAGCGCAGGAGACGATATTACTTTTACTGATTCTAGTAAGATTTTAATGGGTGCATCTAGTGATTTACAAATATATCACGATGGCTTAAATTCTTATATTAAAGATTCAGGAACAGGAAATTTATTTGTTAGTGCATCAGAAAGTTTTTTTGTAAGAAATGAAACTAATAATTTTGTTTGGATTCAGGGAAATGCAGGTGGTGTGAATTTAAGGTATGAAGGTGTTAGAAAAATTGAAACTACAACTACAGGAGTAGAAGTTACAGGTAGAATTTCAGGACTAACAGACCCTACACTAGCGCAAGATGCAGCAACAAAATCTTATGTAGATGGTTTAGATGCAGGTAGTGATTTAGATATAACAGACGGTACAAATACAGGACAGGTAAACTTAAATACTCAAACGTTAAGCATTTTAGGAACGACTAATGAAATAGACGCAGTCGTAAGTGGGCAAGGTGTAACGATAGGGTTGCCAACTTCTATAAGTACAAATTTAGTTGGAAATGTTACAGGAAACTTAACAGGAAATGTAACAGGCGATTTAACGGGGAATGTAACTTCAACTTCTGTTCTTGCTAATGGAGTTACGGCAACAACACAAGCATCAAATGATGACTCAACAAAAGTAGCAACAACTGCTTATGTAAAAGGCTTAGATAATGCTTCTGATTTAGATTTTAGCGGAAGTATTGGAGTTGGAAGTGTTAATTTAAACACACAAGCTTTAGCGGTAACAGGTACAGCAGGGCAAATAGAATCGACTGCATCTAATCAAAGTTTAATTTTAAGATTCCCAACCGCAGGAGTTATTTTACCGAATGGTTCTCAGGCTACTACACAATCAGCAGGAGATAATAGTACAAAAATTTCTACTACTCAATACGTAGATAGTTCTGCAGCTTTGTATTTACCTTTAGCAGGTGGAACAATGAGTGGAAACACTATACATAATAATAACGTAAAGTCTGTTTATGGAACAGGGAGCGATGCTCAGGTTTATCACGATGGTTCTAATTTTTATGCAAATAATACAACAGGTCAATTAAATATAGACCAATCGGCAGTAACAGAATCAATAGTATTTAAAGTATCAAATGCAAATGCTCTAGATACAACTGCCTTAATAATCAATAGAGAAGGCGATTTAATTACAGGTAAAGATGTAACCATTGCAGGAGACCTTACGGTAAATGGAACGACTACAACGGTAAATTCACAGACTTTATCAGTAGATGACCCTCTTATATCACTTGCAATTAATAATGCCGCAAATAGCCTTGATATTGGTTATTACGGTAAATACAATGACGGCACTACAAGGTACTTAGGTTTATTTAATGATGCTTCAGATAGTAATAAATTCAAGTTATTTAGAGGTACAACAGTAGAACCTACAACGACAGTTAATATTGGCGGTTCAGGATATGTAGCAGCAGATTTGGAATTAGCTAATTTAATTTCAACAGGTACTATATCAGGGGTTTTAGCTAATGGAGTAACTGCTACTACTCAAACAGGTTCAGATGCTTCTACAAAGGTAGCGACAACTGCTTATGTAGATACTCAAGCAGGTTTATATTTACCACTTACAGGTGGAACACTTACAGGTAGTTTAACAGGAACAGATTCTGTTTTCGACTATGTAAATGTAACCGCAGGTTCAGCTGCTCTTAACGGGGTTTTATTTGGTAGTACACTTTCTAGTGTGCGTAAAGGAAACGGTGGAACAAATCTTCAAATGATTAACAGCGCCAATGTGTCTATTATAATTGACTCAGACAATAGTGCTACAGGTGAATACTTTAATATAATGAAAGGTACAGGTGATTCTAGTACGGCTACTGAAATATTCAAAGTAGACCTCTCAGGAAACGCAACTTTTGCAGGAGATGTAACGCTTACAGGAACAGGAGATAAAATCTTAGATATATACCGAGATGGAGGGTCAGGTCATTCAATAAGATTACATTCAGAGGGTGTTTCTTGGATTGATAATAATAATAATTTTGGTATTGGAACGAATAGTCCTGATACTAAGTTACATATTGCAGATTCAACTAGCCCTATATTTACATTTGAAAGATTAGATACAACTACAACAGCAAATGAAGTTATTGGACAGTTTAATTTTAAATCAACTGATTCCACAGATACAGGCGTAAATGCAAGTATAAAGGTAATAAAGCAAGACCTTTCTGTAGCGACAGTTCCAATGGCTATAACTTTTGAAACAGGAGTTTCAGGTACAGTAAACGAAAGAATGCGTATTGATTCTTCAGGTAACGTTGGTATTGGAACGACTAGTCCTGAAAATCTATTACACGTTCAACAAAAAGGTTTATTCACAGGTATACATAATACTGCAGGTATTAGAATAAAGTCAGACGGAGCAAGTGCAAGTGGGAATTATCACGGAACAATAGCTTTATCGAAAGGTACAGGTTCTGTCGCAATTTCAGCAGTACAAGAATCTACAGATAGTGATGTAATGGGTATGGCATTTTTCACACACCCGTCAGTTACAGGGGGTGATGCTTCTGTTGAAAAAATGCGTATTGATTCTTCAGGTAACGTAGGTATCGGAACGGATAGTCCTAGTGAACTTTTACATCTAAAATCAGGAGCAGGTGCTTCAGCTGATATTGGTTTAGAGGAATCGGGCATTGGTTGGAGGTTAAGAAATGACCAAGCAGAAAATGATTTTATACTTTCATCGGTAACGGGAACTTTTGACACTTTTGTGACTAGGTTTGTTGTTAAGCAAGATGGCGATGCTGCCTTTGGGGGGGATGTAAAAATAGATAACACGAATGCCATTTTAAATTTTGGCGCTAATTCTGCAAGTATAAATAATTCTTTAGTTGGTCGCGCAGGAGCTAATAATTTTCACGTTTCAGGAAGTAATGAGGGAGACTTAACGATAAGACCTGAAGGTTCTAAAGACATCGTATTAGGAACGACTACAAGTGTAGCAGCTGCAGGAACTGAAAGACTAAGAATAAAAGCAAACGGAGAATCCACCTTTACGGGTAACGTAGGTATTGGAACAGATAGTCCTGATGCTAAACTAGATATAGAATCTTCTTCATCAACAATGTTAAGAGTATCTGCTACTTCTGATGTACTTGGCGAAGTCGGTGGAATAGAGTTTTCTCAAGCAGGAACTAGAAATGCTTCTATTCGTGTAAATAGAACAATTGCAAGTGGTAGAAAAATGGATATGCGTTTTTATACAGGTTCTAACTCTGAAGCAATGCGTATTGATTCAATAGGAAAGGTTACTATTGGGGATATTAGTACGGCAAATACAGGTAAATTTGGATATACATCGGGAGTTGGTTCTTATAAAGGTGCTATGGAACTATTTCACTCAACTAGTAATGTATCAGGTTCGGGGTTTGTTAATTTTTATAGAAATTCATCAGTAATTGGTTCTATTGGTCAGGTTGGAACTACAGGGGTTTCTTACAACACATCATCAGATTACAGATTAAAAGAGGATTTAAAAGATTTCAACGGTCTTGAAATGGTTTCTAATATTTCTGTTTATAACTACAAATGGAAAGTAGACGATACACGTTCTTTTGGTGTAATGGCTCACGAATTACAAGAGGTTTTGCCCGATGCAGTTTCAGGAGAAAAAGATGCAGAAGAAATGCAAGGTGTGGATTATTCTAAGATAGTTCCTTTGTTAATTAAATCAATACAAGAATTAACTGCTAAAGTTGAAAGATTAGAAGCAAAATAAAATTCCGTATATTTACATCTAACTTTAAAAACATTTAAAATGTCAAAAATTTCAGAAGCAGAATTAAAAGGATTACAAGAACAAGAGCAAAAAAAGGGTGCAATTTTGCACGACTTGGGATTACTACAAACTCAAACGCATAGCTTAAATCATATGTACGTTGAGTTAATGGTAGAACAAGATAAAACTAAAAAGGAACTTGAAGAAACTTATGGTAAGGTAAACATAAACCTACAAGATGGTTCTTTTGAATTAATCAAAGAAGATGACAAAGAAAATAAGTAATTTTATTTCTTTTAAGGAAGCAACCCATTCTAATTATGCCCAAGAAAACGGCATAAGCAATAAGCCAAAAGCGGAACATATTAAAAATATGGAAGTATTAGCTGAAAAGGTTTTCGAGCCTTTGCGAGAGTGGGTTGGAAACCCTATAAAAGTAAATAGTATGTTTAGGTCAGAAGAGTTAAATACTGCTTTAAGGGGCAGCCATAATTCTAGCCATTTAAAAGGTCAAGCAATGGACATTACATCTTTAGGCGGAAAAACCAATTTAGAGATGTTTTACTATATAGTTGAAAATTTAGATTTTGACCAATTAATTTGGGAGTATGGAAAAGAACCAAAATGGTTACACGTATCTTATAAGTCCGAAAAAGAAAATCGCAATCAAATATTGAAAATTTTAAAAGCTTCACGATATACGATTTTACATAAAGATAAAATTTGTAAAAATTGCTAAAATATGCCTATTCCTAAAAAAAAGAGCGGAGAAAAACAATCGCAATATATGATACGTTGCGTACCTCAACTAATGGAGTTTCATCCAAAGAAACAGGCAATTGCAATTTGCTATAATGAGTATCAAAAATTAAAAGATGAATAACGATTACAAAACGTTAGTTCTAAATTTAGGAACATTTGGAATTTCAATGACTAACATAGATGTATTTTTAAAAATTGTTTTATTAACTGTTACTATTTTATACACTTGTCACAAGTGGTATTTAATGAACGAAAATAAAAATAAGTAAATGCCTAAAAAAAAGTTTTCAGAAACTAAAGTTGGTAATTTTTTAAAAAGCATCGGCTCAAATATTTTCAGTAAGGTAGAAACTATTTTACCTAATGATGGCTTATTAGGTGTTTTAAAGAACCTACTAAAAGATAGTAACACGTTAAGTGAAGAAGAAAAGAAAATGGCTCTAAAGTACCTTGAATTGGATATGCAGGAAATGCAAGAGGTTACGAAGAGATGGGACTCGGATATGAAAAGCGATAGTTGGCTTTCTAAAAACGTTAGACCGATAACTTTAATATTTTTTTCGGTTTCGTACGTAGCAGGATGGTTTTTTAATTATTCGCTTGAAAACATAACAGGAGTGCTTTCTTTAATTATTGGTGCTTACTTTGGCTCAAGAGGTTGGGAAAAAATAAAAACTATTCAGGACTACAAAAAAAATTAAAAAATTCCTAAAGTTATTATTTAGTTATATTTTAGTTTTATATTTAGTTATATTTTTGATATATTTCTAATAATTCAAGTAATAAAAAAATTCGAAGTTATTACTTTTTTTCTAAACAAAAAAATAAGATGGCGAAAAAGAAGATAACAAGAAGCAAGATTGTTAAAAAACTTGATACAATTTTCAGTCAGTATATAAGACTAAAAGATTCAGAAAATGAGTACGCAACCTGTTTCACTTGCGGAAAATCTGACCATTGGAAAAAACTACAAAACGGACACTTTCAAAGCAGAAGACATTATTCAACAAGATGGGACGAAGTAAATTGCCAAGTGCAATGTGCAGGCTGCAACGTATTCAGGCAAGGAGAACAATTTATTTTTAGTAAAAATTTAGATTTAAAATACGGAAAAGGAACTGCAGAGAATCTTCAGATACAAGCAGGTCAAATAATAAAACTTTCAGATTCAGAATTGCAGGAAATGATAAAAGACTACGAGAAATTTGTAAAGACCATAATTTAGTTGTACATTTGACTGTTCTGTTTTTCAATACTAAGAGAGGGTTGGCTTATGCTTACCCTTTTTTTTTGCCTTAAAATTAGGTTTTATTAACTAATTTGTGTATATTCGTGGTATATTAATCTTAAAATTATAAAAATGGAAACACAGGACATCACATTACAGAAAGAAATTCGAACACTTGAAAATGCATTATCCAATGCACTTTATAATGGAGACGCATTTGAACAATTAGATTTGTTTAAAAAGTTAGAAATTGCTAAATCAACTTTATTAAATATAAAATAATGGTAAAGACAAATTTTAGCCCTGAAACTGCTCAAACATTAATGTTGGCTTATGAGCATAGAATAGAAGCATTGCTTTCACATATTGAGCAACTTAAAAAAATTAATAATAAATATTTAAAACTAAAAAAATGAACATTGAAAAACTAAAGGAATTGTACAAGTATTACGAATTAACAAAAGATGACGTTTATAAGCATCAACACTTTGTTATAATCACTCGACAAGGTATCGAGAAAATTCAAGCAAAAGAAAATATGGCGGTTAATTTTGAAGTCATAAAATGTGAAACCAATTTTGCAGTTGTAAAAGCATTTGCAAGGATTCAGTTTAAAGAAGATGCACAGACGATAGAAACGTTTGGTTCTGCACTTAAAGGCTTGAGTTTTAAGGATGGAAATTGCAACTCGTGGTATGTTATGGAAATGGCAGAGAAACGTGCGTTAAGTAGAGCAGTTTTAAAACTTGCAGGTTTTTACGAATTGGGAGTTTTTGGCGAAGATGAATCAGAAGATTTTAAACGTAAATAATATGAGTAAATATACACGAAATTTAATAGTCCAAGTAATTGAGAATTTAGAAAAAACAATCAAAAAAGGTGGCAATGAAAATCAAATTGCAGTATTAAAAAGAAAAGTAGTATTATTGAAAAAAGAATTATTAACTAAATAAAAATAGAAAATTATGAGTACATTAATTAATGCAAGTATCAGAGTAGACAAGTTACCAAAGGAAAAATTCATCAAAGGAAAAGATGGCGCAGTTTATTACAATATGACTATATCAGTTCAAGACGAAACAAGATATGGAAACAATGTTGCTTTTACTGATTCACAGACCAAAGAAGAAAGGGATGCGAAAGTAGCCAAGAATTACTTAGGAAACGGAAAAGTGGTTTGGACAGACGGTAAAGTAACTTTAGCAGAAAAAGAACCACAAAAAGATTCAGCCCAAAATGTGGGTGCAGTAGGCGAAGACGATATGCCATTTTAATAATTGAATAGGGTAGCGGTATAAAACGTTGCCCTTTTTTATTATCTTTATACCTAATCTTTAAAACAGAAAAATTTGAAACAGAACAAACTTGAATTTACAGAAAAAGAAACAGAGCACAATATGCTGATGCAGTTTATTGAACAGGATTGCTTTGTAGACACAAAAAAGAAAATGGATTACCCACCTGTTTGCCTTTCAATGGGCGAAAAGGTTTTAAAGTCAGATAATGGCGATACTATATTACCAATCCCAATTGGAACTTATGGTAATTTATCAGTCGTTACTGCTCCACCAAAAACTAAGAAAACTTTTTTTATATCACTATTAGCTTCAGTCTATTTATCAGGCAGTAATATTTATGGCGGAAATATAAAAGGTCACAGGGGCGATGGTAGTTTAGTACATTTT